GTAGTAGGTTTAACATCTCTTTTTTTATTTGTTTTAGTTTCAGTAGGTGTATCAGCTATTTGACCTGATCTTTCATCATTAATACTAGTTGTTACCGCAGCATCACCTATTTGATTTTCATAAAACTCCATTCGCTTAGGTGTAATATTACTAGTAACCCATGTAGAAAATTTAGCTTCTTTAGGATTAAATCTATTCATTATACCTTTAAATTGAGCATTAACAAAGCTTACAGCTTCTTGTGGCGCTATAGTGCCTGCTCCTTTTCTGTAACCTAAAGCTTTTAAAGCAACATTAGTGTATTGTCTTAATAAATCTTTTTCTTGTGTAGAGTTTTGTTTAAATGGAGTAGTTTTATTTTCAGTAGCTAATTCATTTATAGTATCAGTATTAGTATTTAGTATTTCTTTAGTATCAAAGCGTTTAGATCTTGATTCTAAAGATGTTTTTGTGTCTTCTACCTCAATACCACCTGGTACTGCTTTTATTATAGCACTACTTAAATTGCCTGACTTTATGCTTTTACTATACTCTCGCATGAAATCATATATTTGTTCACCACTATCAAACTTAATATTTTTAAAACCAGCTGCTCTAAGTATAGGAGTTACCACATCTAACAACATTGTTCCTAAAGTATCATTGTATTTAATTTTTCCATCGTTAATAAGATCAGAAAATTGTGTTATAAACTCATCAGGATTAGCTGCTATATAATCAGTATCATAGTTATCCGTAAGTCTTTTATCAACTAGTTTAATTTGATCTTCAGTTAATTTAGTTTTAAACTGTTCAATTATTTTTTCATCTACTTTAGCTGCGTTACCTAATATACCATGCAATAATTCATGACTACCAACTGTTACAGATCTTGTTTCAGCAGCAACCTCTTTGTTTATATATATAGTACCGTCTCTAAAAAATCCATTAGCAGCAGCTTCTTTTTTTCCAAACTTTTCTAGTATTTGTGTTGATGATAAATTATCTACAACATTGAATTTTAATGCTTTCGCTGCTTTTTTTACAAAACTTACATCTTGTTCTACTTTTGCTTTAGAGTCTTCTTTAATAACATTAAATAACTCACTGTCAGTTGTATTTAATTCTTCATTTAAAGTATCAAGTTGTTGTTGTTTTTCTGCAGATAAACCTTTATTATCTATTTCTTTTATGTCTTGTTTAAGTTTATCAACTTTTCTTAATTTATTTATACTTTCAGCTTCTTTTGCATTATCAAGTTTTAAACTTTTTAATCTATTTGATCCGCCTTGTACATCTCTAAAATTTTGTTTTATATCTTTACCTTCTTGCTCTGATATTTCATTTCTATTAACCATTCTATCTACTTGATAGTCAACTATTTTTTGTCCATTTTTAAGTTTAGATATACCTACTTGAGCTTCTCCTATTTCTAAAGATGGATCAAAAGCTTTAGCTGAGTTTGAATCTAAATCAGAATTTTTTAACAAACTAGAAGCTTTAACCTCGTCTTGCATCATTCTTACTTTTCCGATATAACTAGTAACTCCAACTACTTTACCATAAGGACCTAAAATACCTTCTTCAATTATTTGCTTAGCATCAAGTTCTTTACCTGACATAATCATACCAGTAGCTTCACCAGTCATACCTACAGCTGCTTCTGTTCCTGCCCCGGCAACAGCACCTCCTGTAATAGCCGCAACTTTACCAACAACGCCAGCACCTGTTTTTTTACTTATCATTTTTAGCGCTGCGCCACCTGCTTTTCCAGGTAAAAATTTAAATGCGGTTTCTATAGCAGCAACACCGATACCTCTTAATTCAGCATTGTTTATTATTTCTTCTACATTTTCTTTATTACTAAGAAACTTAGCTATTTTTTCTTCTGTTAATTCACCTTTAATCCCATTGTTTAATTCTTCGCTAAAAAACAATTGAGTTTCAAGTTGTTTCATGGCACCAAACATTAAACCATTAATTCCACCTGAAGTACCTCCAGTAAGACCACCAATAGCAGATCCAAATGGTCCACCGATAGCACCAGCAGCCGCTGCAATACCAGCGCCAGCAGCAGCACCTCCAGCACCATATTTAAGTGCTGTTTTTCTAACGGCTGATGAAAGAATAGGAGCACCACCTACAGTTGCAATAGAAGCCATAGCCAGTGGAAATCCAGCATCTGGATTATCAAATAAAGCATTTAATGTTGCTACAACTCCATTTTGACCTTTTGCTACGTTGATAGCTTGAGCTTTCTCATATCTACCAATGCTAGCAATTTCTTTATTATCTTTTACATTATTATTCGCAGCGATATATTCTTGAAAATCTGTTTTAGACATAGTACCGTCTTCAAAAGCTTGCATTAATTCAGCAGACTCTTGACCTAACTCTATACTTTCTAATCCTTGCATAAAAGATCTTAAACTTGAAGCAAATATACCTTCTTCTTTTCCACCTTTAGGTGTAACTTTACTTATAATACTATCTACTGATGCAGATTCTGTATCCGAAGATTTTAAAGGATCGGATACTATTTCTTCTGTCTCCACAACCGTATCCGTTGCTGTGGGTGAGCTCTTTACTGGTTCATAGTCTTTAACAAAGTCTTCGTATGAATTAGTGTAATATTCAGCTTGAGCTAATTTTTTATGAAGAGTTTCATAATTATCTTTTGCATAATCTTTTTCAAAATTTTCAAAACTACCAATATAATCACCTCTTTCGTTTAAAATACTATATAATTCTTCCATTTATTATAAATTTAGAAATCCTTTAGTTGCTACACGAGATGCGCCTGAGTTTCCTTGATTTCTCCCTTGCGTTAAATATGCTTGAAATTGTGCTTTAACTTTTCTATCAGCAGCAGTATTACCTAAATAAAGCTCAGCTATCCTATTATACCAGTCATTTGCTCCACCAGTTATATTGTCACCTTTTTCTTCACTTAAATTAAACACTTCCATTATGTTAGCATTGGCAGTTTGCTCATCATAACCTTCATCACCTGGCTCTCCTCCTTTTAAAAACTTTACTTTATTTTCAAATCCAATATCTGTTTCTTGATTTGGTCTATCTGTAATATCTCTTTTAGTTTCAACAGTTATAACTCCTTTTGCTTGAGGATTTATTTTTAAGTCTGCTTGACTAGGTGGATTATATTTAAAACTTTGAGAATCATTAGCGTTAAGTTTTAACATGTCTAATTGCTGTTGTGGTGGCAAGTCAACTATATTTTTTAACATACTAAACATATCATTTTGAGAGCCCATACTACTAGAACCACCGCCAGCTTTAATATAACTTTTATCTTGCATTATTCTACCTTTTCTAACCTTAGGTACCATCATTTTGGCTTGAGCATATAAAGCGTGTTCTACAGCAAACCAAGAATTTTTTTCTAATTGTAAAGAAGATGAACCTACTGTAATTAAACCAGGTGTTAAATCATCTCCAGGATCTTGTAATCCTTGTTCTTTCATTGAAATTCTAACTTCTTCTCTTATATTTTCAGGTAAGCTATCCCAATAAGCTTCAGCGGTATCATAATTAGATGCATAGCTTAAAGCATATGACTTAAGATAAGGTTGCATTCTCTGAGCTATAAGAGCTTCATTAGTAACTGTTTGCTCTTGCATCATGCCTTTGCCTATTGAAACTAGTTTTGATTTATTTGCTAAAATATAATCATCTTTAACAGATCCTTTTTCATCTAATAATCCTAAACTATCTGACATTATTTTTTGAATTGCTTTAGTACTTTCTGGTATTATACCAGGTTCTTCTTCAAAAAACGTACCGGCTTTAGTTATAGTAGGTTCTTCTAACATAGGGCCTTCATGTCTAACAGCCCAATCACCATCTTCATCTACTAACCAAGTCATTTTACCTGGATTCATACCGGCTGTTATAGCCATTTGTTTTCCGTATAGTAATCCTTTAGGACTGTTTAAATTTAATCCACCCTGTGTGTTAAGTAGTCTAGCTTGAGCATCTTCTCCAAATGACTTTATAGCAATATTTTGACGATCAATATTTACGCCTAAATCTGCAATTCTAACTTTATATCTTTGTAACTGTTTTAATGCTACTCTTTGTTCTTCAGGACTTTGAGCTCTTTTTGCCGCTTCACCAGCCATATTAAGTCCATCAAGCTGCCACATAGCGGCTTCAGCTAATTGAGGATTATTAGCACCAGACTTTCCTACTAATTCAGTTACTTCATTTGTGTTTTTAATTTGAAAAGCCATTGTCCAATCCATATATGTCTGACTTTCTGCTTGTCTAGCCGTTTTTTCACCTTCTAGCTTGTCAAAAACTTTTTGAGTGTTAATTGAAGCTTGTGCTGTTATTGCAGCAAAATCTCTACCTTGTTCCCTTGTGAAAGCTGATAAGTCAGGCCCTCCTTGTTCATAGATCTTTGTATCATATTTTTTCTTAGCAAATCTTGGTAAAGCTCTAGATTGATACTTAGATTTTTTTTGTTCTGCCATAATTTAATTTATTAATTTATCAAGGAGGTCCTACATTGCCTGGAGCTCCAGCTCCACCAAAAGCCCCAGCATTTAAAGCTCCAATGCCAATATTAGCCACACCTCTTATACCACTTGTTAAAGCAGATGTTTTAGCTTGACCAGCAGCGGCTTCTTGATATGCTGTTTGAGTTATACTAGATTGTATTCTATTCATTTTAGCTGTTTCTCTTGTTTCAGTTGCATCAAATACAAATTCTTTACCTAATACATCAGCATTTTGCATTCTTTCTGCTTCACCTCTTAGATTTTCTTGCATACGTAAACCTTCACCATAATCTGCATTCTGTAATCTAATAGCTTCAGCTTGTTTAGCTTGCATTAATCCTACTTCTCCTTGTGCTCTCATTTTTGAATTAGCAGATTCCTGCTGCTGTATGTTAGCACTTATACCTCTTTTACCTTGTAAAGCTGCTTGAGCCAAAGCGGTTGCACCACCAGCACTAGCACCACTAGACATCAAAGTATCTAATGTGTTTGCTAATGATATATCTTGTTCTTCTGCCTGAAACTCAGATGCTTGAGTAGCAACACTTAGATTAGCAAAAGGATTACTAAGCTCTGCTGATGTATCAGAAAAACTATCACCTAAATCTTGAATCATTCCTGATAAGTCTGTTATTCCTTCATAAGGATTTATAACATCTTGTCTTGACTCTTCTAATCCTTCTAGTTGAATCATTAAACCTTCTTTGTCTCTTCTAGCTCTTCTTTCTGCTTTACCTGCCGCGCTAGTTGCTATAGCGGTACTAGCTATAGTACCTACAGCGCCTACAGCGGCTCCAGCAAGCATAACTCCCGCTGATACTGCTCCCATATTAATTTATTTTTTTCATTAATTCAAACGTTGGTGTTGGATCTTCAAACCAACCTAGTTCTTTCATCACTTTTCTTAGTCCATTACTTTTACCTATAAATAGCATGTATTTATAACCCATTTTAATAGCTGCGCTTTGAGCTGTGTTTATAAGTTTTTCTATCATTTTTTTTCTATCTTTTTTATATTTAGGATCAGATATTATAAATTCTAACCAACATCCTTTAGAATTAGTTTGGAATAAAAATCCTGCCAAAACTGGTTTATTATTTTCTTCTACTATAAAACCTCCAGTACCATTATCCGGTAATGCATCTTTATTTATTTTAGCCCATTTGTGACCTTCCCACCAATCAACAAGCATTTCCCAGTCACTAGACTTTATCTGTCTAACTTTTAATTCCATTTAATTTAATTTAATATGCAGATTCTACATAATCTGAAGATGCTGCAAAAAGTTCTTTCATTCCTCCTGGATCAGTTAAAGTATCTGTTGATATTTTTACTGTAGCAAAATAACCTTTTATACCTGTCATTTTATCTCCAAATATAACTTCGCCAGGTGCCGCTATACTTGTATTAACTAAGTTAGCCATATATTTATTTTCTTTTCTAGTAAAACCAGCATGAAACAGTGGTGGTACTAATACACCTGAATTTTGAGTAAATGGTATTGTTGTTATATTAGCAAAAGCTTTTGAAGGAATTGAACTATCATATGTTCCTTCATTATAACTTAATACAGAAGGCGTTTTTTCACCAGTTTTATCCTGTGTGTTTACTGTTTGATATAAATCAAAGTCGGTATTAGGATACCCAATACCTGTAAAATCAGAAACAAAAGAATTAACTTGCCAACCATTACTACCCTCGTAGTTTACAGTTTTAAAAACTTTAGACATGCTAACCTTAGGATTAAAAACAAATTCTACGCTAGAATCATATTGTGCACCATAAAAATAAGATCTTGGTTGTGATGTTACATAATGTTGATATAAAGCTCCAGAATCATTTGCTTCTTTTGTTGTTGGTCCAGCAGTATAAAATTTACTTTTTAAACTAATTGACGATGCTGGTTTGTAACTATAAAGACTTGTCCAACCTTTAACTTGTTCATCAAAAGAAATTGTTTTATAAGGAATAACTGTCGAATTAGCTTGTATAGAAACAACATATTGTTTATTATATATATCCCAACCACCAATTATTTTTCCACCATTTAATTGACCAAATTCATCTCTAAAAAAATCAATCATACCATAATTAGAAATTTCTGTTATTCCATCCGTAGCTAATCTAAGTACAGCATTTCTATCTTTGTCTGTAAAATATTTTCTTGTTCCGTAAATAGCAAAACTTTCTGGGTTTTTGCTTATCCCAAAATTACCAGCATAAGCTCTAACTTGCCCTATTACTTGAATTCCAGATGTTGTAAGAGATTGACCTTCAGCTGTAAATATAGCATCTTTATCTATCAAAGCATTACTTACTTTTTTTTCTTGAAATATAATTAAGTTAGTATCTTCAGCATATAATTTTTGTATAGATCCATTTATAGGATCTACACCTCTTGTTATGTCTGTACCTACAGAAAAAACATTAGTATCATTTATACCTGTTCTTGAGTTAAATATACCAGAGTATATTAAAGCATTTGTTCTTACAGAAGCTATTGGATTATCATCAACAACATAAGCCTTAGCTCCATAATCTGTAGAAACATTATTATATCCACCTCTTATTCTTGATTCTTCAACAGCCCAGTTTTTATCATTAGAAGTGGCTGTTTTAGGATATGTATTATTTCCCCTAGAACCATTCCAAGCGGCTGCACCAGATGCTGCTAAAGTTTTACGTAAAATAAAACTATTGAAATATTTAACTTCTATTAATGCTGCCATAATTAATTATTACTTATTTATTTATATTATTACTATGTCCAATCATAATAATAATTATTACTAGGAAGATTTCCAGTACTTAACTGAGCGTTAGTAATTGTTAGTAGTTGTTGACCATTACCACCTGGTCCTCTACTTACTAAAGAAGTAGAACTATTAACGTTTAACGTTACCGACGCTACCTGTGCATAACCTGTTGCAACATCAGGATTATAGAATTTTAAAAAATTACCAACAAAGGGAATACCGGATGTTCCACCTACACCGTTAGTAAGATTTTGTGATACTATTTGAGAAAACTGAGCTTGACTGTTTTGTGACCAAACTATAACAACTTTATTATCAGATGTAAAATTACTAATAGAAGGAAAAGGTCCTGTTCCAAAAGTATTTAACTTAACAGAACCAACAGGTGGTTGTGGTGTATTTACACTACCTTGTGCGTACATTATAGGTTCTGATGTTGCTGCAATTTTTTGACCGTCACCATTAAATTGAGCAACCCATCTTCTGTTTTCATTTGAAACGCTACCAACAGGAGGTCTAGTATCTGTACTAGTAACAAAATTAGAAGTATTAGAATTTTCATTACCATACTTACCGTTTAAACTATCATCATCTTGAGAACAATAAGAATAATAAGAATTAGCAGTTGTATTAGTATATTTAATACTCATTTCTGGATTAGTGTAAAACTGTGTTACATATCTAAAAGCCCATTCTCTAGCATAAACAACTTCTGAAGGACCAAATGACTTAGCTGTTTCTTTAATTGCATCTCCTTGAGCACTTATTAAGTAACCAAAAGCACTTGGAGCTCCAATTCCATCCATTAAAGGATTAAAAAAGTCTCCGTACGTTAATTTAACTTTTTGACTTGCCTGAGCAAAATACTTAATTCTATAAGGTGTAAATTCACTAAAACTACCAGGACAAGTTGTTGGTGTTAAAACAGGTATTATTTTATCATCAGATAAACTATTTGGTATATTATCACCAAAAGGATATCTAATAACTAATCTATAGTCTCCAAAATAATCAGGCCTAACTGTATAAGCTTGATCTTTACCAAAAGCAAATATTCTTCGAGCTTTTACAGAAAGAGCAGGATCACCATTGTTTGATTTACCAGTAGTTTTAACTTCCATAGCATCAGTATTGAGATATGTGTTATCAGTTAAAGCTGTTGCTGAATTTGATTTATCAGTTACACCTGTATTAGTAAAATCAGGTCTATTATCGCTGTGTATTTCGTAATTATTAACAGATGTTCCACCAAATCTTATTACGCTTCCTTCTACATCTATAGCATTTATCCAGTTATTAGGATAGTTTGCACCACTAGGATTTCTATATTGTAAATATGTAGGATATATTAAAGCAGGTCTATCACTTTGTGGCGCTATACCTGAAGGTAATATAAACTCAAAATCAACCATTATAAAAGCAGTTCCAGAAGATAAACCAGCAGGATTTAAATTACTAGTACCAAATGATAATGCATTTCTATTTGTATTTATAAATTGCCAATCTCCTGACATAGTACTTCCACTAGATGCTCCACAAATTCCATTTGCAGCTACAAAAGCTGTGCTAGTTCCAGATACATTTATAGGATTTGAAGGTTCAGGAAGTCCGCCTATTGGTGATCTACTAAAACCAATAGAAGCATCACCAGGCAAAGGTGTAGATGTGACCTCGTTACCTTTAACACCACTCCAATAAAAACCTGCAGAAGTTGGTCCTTCATTTGTTGTTTTAAAGTTACCTGAATACCAATCAATATTTGTAGGCAAAGTAGGATACGCTTGACTACCGTCAGCGCCGGTGATGCAAGTTGTAAATTTACTTTGTGGAGAACCAGTAGCATCTTCAAGTTTAATTGTTACGTTAATTGAACCATTTAAACTAGCTGTTTCATCTCTTAGTTCTGCCCTTGATTGTCCATTTAAATCATCTACTTTTACTATTGTTAATTCTGGATTGTCAGGATTTACAGATGATTGTGATGTAATAGACCATGTTAAATCAAGTGCTTTACCCGCCGCATCAACACTTCCATTGTTACCTTCATAAGTAAATAAAACAATATCACCAGCTCCAGGATTTATAGTAGCAGGACAATTAGTTATAACAGGCGTAGCATTATCTAATATACCAATAGCTTGAACAGTACTAGGCAGCTCAGTATCTTCATCAAAAACTTCAAAAAAGAATCTGAAGCTCTCTTTTGTAGATGCATCATTGCCATAATAAAAAGTATTGTTTGTAGTAATAGTGTATGTATCTGGACTACCTGATTGTTTAGTTAAAGTAAAATCATTAGTTCTAGTTCCTCCTAATCCATCTTCAACCCAGTAATTGTCAATTCTTGAATTATTAACAGCGGCTATAGGTCCATTGGTTACTAATTGTTTGTAAGGATAAAAAGTAGAAGCAACAGCGGTTCCAAGAGTCATACCTTCATTTTGAGAATATGTCCAAGTTGTATTAGTGCCATCGCCTGTTGTAAAACCTTTTATACCAGGACTTTGTTGTTCAATTGATAAATTTAAATCAGATATAAGTCCAGCAGTTGATGTTTCCCAAAAAATATTTAATCTTGATTCAACAGGAGCTGTTTCATATATACCTAATAAAAAATTAAAAGTACCTGACGCTAAAGGAACCGATCCTATTGGCGTAGCAGGGTTGGCTTGTGAAACTCTACCTAAGTTTGGATTACTTAATGTTTGATATATATCAACATAAGTAACACCTGTTCCTAATAATGTATCTTCTACACCTATAGTGTTAACAATATCAGGTTCTATTGTAGGATAAAATTGTTTGTTAAAAGTTGGGCCAGTACCACCTGCATCAGGCGTTACTCTACCAAACAAAGAAACAGAACTTCTAAATTGTTTTTGTTCAGGACTTACTTCTATTAAATCTCTAGGTACTTTATTTATATTATCATTTAAAAGAGTTATAAAAGCAACCGTGTTTATAGGATCAGGCGGGTTTGATGGATTATTAGGATAACCATTTAATATACCAGGTAAATAAACATTATAATATTCTTGTTCTTGTTGTTTAATAACAATTTTATATGAATACCAACCTAATGGATTATATCCAGCATTAGTAATATCACCATTATATATACCAGGCCAACCATTAGTAAAATTAGCTTCGTTTCCAGCATAAATACCAGTTGTGCCTATAGCTTGATTAAATAATACTTTTATTGAATCACCTGGCCAAGAATTTATATCATTAAATGTAGATCCTTTATCTTTTCTATAAGGAAAGTAAATAGTAGAACCTCCAAAAGCGTTTATATTTCCTGATTCAAAATTTTGTACTACAGCTGAAGAAAGTAATACAGTTGATTGTCTACCAAATTTATCAGATAATACCACGCCCACTTGATAGTTTCTGTTTTGTTTAACGGTGTGCATTGGATATTCTACAATACTAGAACTAGCTATAGCCTCATCATCATTAAGAGCTAATGAAAAAGGATTTTTATCATATACACCTACATTGTAATTTAATGACTCAGGTGGAGTGTGTTGTGTTTGAAAATTACTGTACACAACCCTATTACCTATTATTTCTTGACCAAGTGCTCTAACAGGAACTTTGTCAAAAACTCTTACTAAATCTGCCGTAGGAAGTGTTCTGTACGGTTTTGATCCTTGATAGTTATAAACAACAATAGAGTCTGCACCTCCAATTTGTTCAAAGCCACCTATTCCATCTCTTTCTATTGTATCTACTAGTTGAACAGCTAAACCGTCTGATTCTTTGTAAAGAATATCAATTTCTATTACCTTAAATTTATCATACAATTCATTAGCAGGACAGGGAAGTGGAATTTGTAATAATATATTATTTACTTGATTTTCCATAAAAGAAACAATTGTGCTTCTATATGTTGAATTTTCATCTTTAGTATTACCTGTAGGTGTTGTAGATTCTAAAAAATAACCATCTTGTTTAGGTATAAAGGCTGGTTGAGTAAAAGGTGAAAATATAGAATTTTCTCCACCATCAAATTTAAATCTATAGCTAAATCTTACAAATTTATCTTCTAAAAAATCAGGATCGCCAGGGTAATTTGTTTGTGTAATATTATTAATATCAGGTCCGGCTGTTTGAAAAGTTGGATTTGGTGTAGTACCATCTGGAGCAAATTTACTTGTAGCGTCGTACATACTTGAATAGTACGTAGCTGTGCTTGCTTCAAAATTACTGGCAACATAAAATTTTAAAACATCACCAATAGCTAAAGTTGTTGCTGTATCAATAACAATAGAGCTAGCCGAAGAATCAAATGATAATATAATACCTATTACTGTAGAATCTTTAGCCACAGTAGCACCAACAGATGGTATCCCGGTTAAAGTATCAGATCTAAAAACAATAGTAGTACTAGCTGTAACAGCTGTTTTAACAGTTCCACTACCCCATTTATTAAAATATAAATTTATAGGTTCATATGGATTGTAAGTTGCAACAGATATTTGTTCTTCTGTTATATAATAACCATTAACACTTCCTTGTGTTGCTCCAGTCAAAGCTCTACTTACATCAATTTTTCTTGGTTGATTTCTATTATCAGTCCAAAATAAAATTCCTTCTAATACGTTAACACTATTAATAGGATTTGTTGTAGAAAAATTTAAAAAAGAACCAGTTAATAATAAATTAGATTCTTTATTTAATACATTATATATATAAACATAATTATGTGATACGTTATTATATGTTATTGTTGTTTTAAATCCTGAATCAGTGTAGTCTGTTAAAAATATATAAATATTATCGTTTACTTCATCAGTAAACATACCTATTGTTTTTAAATTACAGTCGCCACCTGTTACTGGATTACAAGCACTTATAGTTTTAAAATCTATTATTTTTTCGTTACCTAAAACATTTTCTAACGCTCCAACGTCGGCACCCTCTGATCTACTTACTTGTATATTAAGTCCTTCACGATACTCACCATTTGGTAATAACCTAGCATCTAGGTCTTTGTTCATTTTAGACTTAATGAAAGAGTTTTTAACTTCTGCCATTTAATTTAGTTTTTAAGCCATTTAGATTTACCTCTCATTATTTGAATAAACTCACTTGATTTAATGTTTGATAATCTTATTTTTGCGTTTCTTAATTTTGCACTTTTTTCTCTACGTAATCTTTGTATTATATATTCAGGTTGATTTATTCTACTTGCTAAAATAGCGTGAATTATATATGAATATATAGCTTCTTCAGCTAATTTAGGAACTTGCATATCTTGATCATAAGCTAAGCCATCAGATATATATTCTAATATTATTAATTTTCCATTTAAATCACTAGAAAAAGACATTTTACCTTCTCTTTCGTTTATTGTAAACCAACCATTAATTTGAGATATTTCTGGTTGCATACCATATCTTTGACCATACATAAAAGAATTACCGTAAAAGCCATATAACCCATCAGCTATAAGTCTACCGGCAATATCATCTCTTATTTCATTAATTATAGTTGGATTATTAGCTGCCCATCTGGCTTCAGTTAAAGAAGTACCTGTTATATCAACACCATCACTAGTTTGAGTAGGAATACCTTGAGCGTCTTGTATAGGCTTAGTATATGGGTTTGATGTTAAAGTGGTAGGGTATATAATATGTTTTACACCTTGACCGTCAATCCACGATACATTTACATAATTAACATAATCTTGAGGCAAAGGGATACTAAGATTAGCAGGTATGTTTAATTCTTGAGAATGAATACTTTTTAAAGTATCATAGCTAAATTCTTGTAGTGCTCTTTTAGCATGAAAAACAACATCAGTTCTTTTTACACTTGATATTAATTTTCCAGCACCTACATACGCTACTAAAAAGTTATTTACAACTTCTTTTATTTTTATATATTGATACCCAGCATAGTTTTCTTCAACCACTGTGCCTAAAGCATCTTTATTACCAAACTCCCCGCCACTTTCGCTAAGTAATTGTATAACAACATAAGAGCCAGCAGCTATTTGTGCGGCTAAAGTGATTGTGTCGTTTAAAACAGTATAAGCTTGTATATATTCAGTAAAACTACCAGTGGCACCATTAGTGCTAGTATATAATCTAAAGTTATTATTATTGTAAAGGGGACTTGTTGGATCGTTTGATCCAAAAGTAAGTGAAGTATCAAAAGTTGTTTTAAATATAGTTTGGCCAACAGCTAAGCTTGGATCAACTGCTATTATTACTTGTGTACCAGTATAATATTGAGCGTTTGTTTCGGTTATTAAACCACCATTAGGTGTTGCCATAGTCTGTTAGCTTTTTTCGTTTTGTTCAATTGAAGCAGCCTCTTGAGCCGCTGCTTGTACTATTTGAGGATCTCTTATTATTATTCCAGCATACATTAATATTTCAATTATTAAACTAGTCTGTTCAGATTTATGAAGTTCGAAATCAACATGACCATTTGGAACTGTAGGAGATTTTGAATCTGTATTAAAAACATATTGACCTAATGAACCAACATTAAAAGTCCAAGTTGGTTGTGTTGGTTTTCTTATAAAATCAACTTGTATCTCGCCTTGTGTTTTAATAGAATTAGGTTTTACAAAAAGTTTTTGATTTTCATATAAATAAACAGGATATGTTGTTGTAGGTTTTGTAAGTAGTGATTTGTTTATATGATAAAAATCTGATCTATCAACTCTTTGAACTTCTGTTTCATTATTATACAAAACAGTACCTAATCTATAAAAAGGTGTACTAGAGTCAGGTTGTACATCATTACCAAAAATATCTACAGCTGGTAAAACCCAATAATTTGTTATACCATCAACTAGTGTTGCTGGAGAAGCGTTACCTGAAGTTTTAAATATAGCTATTTTTTCATCAAGATTTACTACCCTATCAGCATAGTCTGTGTCAGTTTGTGGCACTCGAATTTGTTGATTAAGATCTTCAAAATATTTTTCAAATATTTCAAGTTGAACTTGATTACCAATTTTATTAAACTCTTCAGGGGTTATATAGCCTCTTTGTTCTTTGTTTAATATTAATAAAACCGTTTGATATACGGTATTTACGTTTATAGCCATTTGTTTTTTTTATTATAATAAAGGAGGCATTACACCTCCCTTATTAGTATTACATGTTAAGAAAGTTTTTTCTCTATAGATTTATAAACATCTAAACCTTCATCTGTTTTAAAGAACGCAGCCATTGCAGCATAAGGATGTTCATCAAAAGGAACAGTCATTAGTTTTTTACCATTTGAAGCCCATTGAAAAGTTCTTTGATCATCAGCTAGATTTATTATTCCAGCTTCTGTTGCTTTTATAGCATAATTTCTTAACTGAACATTATCATCTTGAGCTAAATCTAAGAACAGTGCAGGATTGTTTTTAGCAAACCTAATTAAATCTCTTTTAATTTCCTTAGAACTCATCTCTGCAACCTTAGATCCCATCTCAACTCTTAATATAGCTTCTGCTTGATCAATATCTGTTGATCTTGCCATAGTTAAAGCATCAATTTCTATTTCTAAATCTTCTAATTCATCTTTAGCATCTTCAACTACATCTAATTCTTGATATTTAACGTTGTTCAAAGGATGATATATAGATAATAATCTTTGTAAGGCTTGATCTTTTTTCTTAACTTCAAGATATCCATCTTTAAACATTATATGACCTAAAGTTGCTTCACCTTTTTGCTCATCTTTTAAAGGAGAGTTTTGGTTTGTAGCATATCTTATTTCTCTTTGTTCATTTAATTTTTCATCATACCAAAGCAGATTGTGCGTGTATGTATGTCTTGACGGTATTTTTAAAGTTAAAGGAGTATGAGGACCTTTTAAATAATAAGTCCTATCTTTAATCTCCCATGTACCTTTTTTTACTTCTTTTTTCATAATATAATATAATTAAATAGTTAAATAGTAAAGGTGGGGCAAATTAATGCCCCATGACTTTACATTAATATTAAACTCCTTGGAATAACACAAAGTTATTAGCAGCTTGTACAACTAAACATCTTTCAGATAGGAAGTTTACTTCCATAGCATCAAGATTTGAAGTGTATGCACCACCGGCAGAACCAGTTAACCAAGACTTCATACGTCTGTCTTCTGTTTGAGAAGCTCTATATCTAACGTGTAAAAATGGTCGTCTAATGTTTGTTCCTAAAATTTGATCGTAAACAGTTCAAGTTCCAGCAGGTATTAAAACACCTTCAATAGAAGATGGTCCAACTTGTGCACCACGCGTAGAAGCATCATTTAAATATTTCCAATCAGTTTTATAGAAATCATAAGATCCTCTGCGGAAACCACTAAACCCAAGATTCAATGCCATTTCTTCAGAATTTTCAAACAAACCATAAGCAGTACCTCCAGAAACTCCCTGAGAAATATTACTTAACATGTTATCAAATTCTAATGCCGTTGATCTTTGTAAGAAAAGCATGTTTTCTTCAATAGCACCCTGAGTATCTAAATTCTTAAGGATTTCATCAAAATCATCTAAACCAGCAGCGCCAGCAAATCCAATCTCTACGTTACCTCTTGACTGAATAGCAGCAAACATACCTTGAGTACCAGTAAATCCAGAAGCAGTAGCAGAACCAGCACCAAGACCAGCAGTTGCTATTTCACCTTCTACCATACTCATTTCAAGATAATCTTCAAAACGTAATCTAGTTTCAGATTCAGCTTTTAAATACCATAAATACCCAGTAGTTCCATCTTCAGTAGCAACTTCAACCCAACCAATTTGAGCCATATCAGAACCATTTACAGTGTAAGTGTTTCTAATTATGATAGGAGAGTTAGAAAATTGTGTGAAAGAAGGAGTTATACTAATATTAGTATTATTACCAGCAGCACCTTGATTAGTTAAAGTACCAGCAACGCCATTCCAGTTTTGTATAGTTTGTCCTTTGTTAAATTCTGAACCATAAACAAATATCTTAACAACAGCACCAAGACCAGCAGTAGTAGTTGCTGTGTAAGGAGCTACAATTAAAGCACCAGTGTTAGTAGTACTAGAAGTTACAATACATTTTAGTTCATTACCAGCATTATCTAAGGCTACAATTGTTTGACCAGGGGAAACAACATTAATTATAGCAGGTACAACGCCAGCTGCACTAACAGGTATTGTTATAGTAGACACTGCTCCAGCAACTGCGTTTGTACAGTTATTGTATGCAACGTGTAATCTATTTTGTTCAGACCAAACAACTTGGTCAGAAGTCATAGGCATTTCAGCGCCTACCATTCTTAAGAAGCCTGATAACGTTCTGTTTCCATAACGCTCTACTTCTTGTTCGTATATCTCAGGTAAATATTGTTGAGCAAAATCGTTTTGCCCACCTGTGAAATTTAAATAGTTTGTGTTCAGTAGTTGTTGCGATTGCGACGGTACTATCGAACCAAACTGTGGTTGAATTGACATATTCTTTTATTTTTAATTGTTAAATTTTCTTTTTTTAATTGATAATTTTGAAGAATCAAGGCCACTAATAGCTTTAACTTTAAATCCATCAATAAATACTTCACCATCAGATGTTTTCCTTGGCTCTGTAACTATGTTTTTAGATTTAGCAACATTACTTTTAATCGCATCAGTTTTACCTTGTTCATAAAAATGTTGTGCTATTGTATCAGCATTTTTGGCAGCATATAAAGCTTTATGATAACCTTTGTGATCTCCTATTTCTCCTTTATCATTTAAGAACGTCTTAATGAAATTACTAATATCACCTTGGTTGTCAGCAACACTTGAAGGATCTTTAATACCATATCTAAATTTTTTCTCTCCTACTTTAAAATCAAAACCTTTGAAATCATTATTAAGAAGCGATTTAGTTTTAGCAATAAACTCCACGTGTCTAGCATCACCTGCTTTTTTTTCTTCATTAAAGCGGTTGAAAAAATCTGTAGCTTTTTGTTGGTCTTGAGTTACGCCGGGTCTCAACTTGATTTCGTCGTAATATTTTACTTTCAATCCCTCTAAATAGTTTTTAGCTTTTGCAACTTCTTCTTTATACGCAAGTTTTTTCTTTCGAATTTCCCTTGCTTCATCTAATTCCTCATCAAAATGAAAAGAGTCTTCAATAATAAATCCTCTTTCTTCTGCATTAAGATGTGGTTTAGCTGTTTTGTAATATTCATGTAATAAAGATTCGCTATCCACATTTGTGTAATCAGCGTTCAAGCGTGCGTAATCATTTACGTCACCACCAGTATCTTTCATGAATTTAATTAATTTGTCTATATTTTCAGGGAGCTTTTGTGCTTCAACTTCCTTTGGTATTTCTTTTTGTTCTGATACGGTAGTGGTAGCTTCATTGCTTCCCGCCACTCCGCTCTTGTCAGTGTAATTGTCTTCATCTTTTATTTCTTGTATAGGCGAGTCAGACTCATTTTCTACTTTTTCTTCGGTGGTCCGTATTTCTTTAACCACGCTTTCGCTGTCGCCACTGTCTTTTTGCTCTTTGATAATAGCATCGCTATCATCTGCCTCTTGTGTTTGAATGGCATCTTTTGGTTTTTTTGTTAAATCTATTTTTATAATATCTGGAGTTTGTTTACTTAAATCTTTAACTTTTTTTGCAGATTTAATTTTAAATTCTCCTTCTTTTTTAACCTCTTCTTTTACTTTTGTTTCTTTATTTGACATAATATAATATAAAATTAATAATAATTAATTAGGATTAAATTGCTCTAATCCAAAACCATCTAAACTATCATTACTTGATTCAAAATTTTTAGGTAATAAATTGTTTTGTCGTTGGTCTATAAGTTCACTTTGTTGTGTACCTTGTATTTGCACTCTATTGTCTTTACGATCTTCTATTGATTGTTCTTTTTGCTGTTGTCCTTGTTGTTCCATTTGAGCTAATTGCATTTGATAGCTAAACTCTTCAGCCATCAATTGTTTTTTATTCATAACCTCTTGTTCCATTCTTTGGATTTCAAACTGAGATTTAGCTTGCTCTATTTGAACTTCTGTTTCTGCTAATGCTTGATTTTTTTGAACCTCAGCCATAGCAGCTTTTTCAGCAGATTGAGAGTTTGCTTGAGCTTGAGCTTGTATGTTTTCTAATTGTTGAGCTCTTTCTTTTTCTTGTTTTTTCTTTTGTCTAAACTTAAGCATTTGATTAGCAAGCTTAATGTTTTTAACTTCTCTTAAATCAATAGCATCTTCTAAACCAATTGTTTTTTGTTGAAGAGCTATTTGTATACTTTGTTCTAATTGAGCTTTTTCTTCTTCATCTGGTTCAAGTTCTAAAAATATACCAAAATCATGAAGAGCAAGTTTTTCTATTTCTCCTAATGTAGCAACATTAAATCCATTTATACTACCTATTAATGATGCTTTTGTTGTTGGGAATTGCAGCATATCAGATACTCTTAAACTTATATTTTCACAAGTTCTAACGGTAGAATACATTAATGATTGTAATATATGTCTTGTAGCTGTATTAGAATTAGCTGCCGCCATTTTTTGTAAACCTACTAATGCATTTTTATCTGGTGAACTTCCATCTCTAGCTTCATTTAAACCAGTTACATCTCTAATCATTTGTAAATAATATTGATATGTCTGTATCATCGATTGTATTTTAGACATACCATTAGAGCTTTGTAGTTCTTGTATTGGTATTTTACCTCTATTTGGATCACCATCTTGTGTTAAAGATCTACCGACTATACTACCAGTTTGAAAATACATATTTAATGCTTCCTGAGGATTATAGTTTGTACCATTACCAAGATCAACCTCGGCTAAACCATCAACATCTAAATATACACCATCTGGAACAATACGAGATAGTACTTGTTGTAATTTTAAATGAGTAATTTGAATCATATCAGCAAAACCAGTTATTCTACTTACTAAAGAATCTATTCTTCCCTGGTACATTCTAGGTGCGGAAATTACATAATTCATATTAACCTTAGTAGTATCAGCGTAAGGTCTAGTCATGTTTTCACATAGTTTCCATTCTAAAATTTCACTACCCATACCTAAAACTTTAGCTCCAGAATATAAAACCTCTATAGATCTTGATATTCTTTCAAAATTGTCATTAGGTGGTGGATTAAAAGTATCAGGCTTTTCTAACGTTTTCTCTAAACCTTGTTCAGTTTGTTTTATTTTAAATACTTGATCGTGATATGTTTTATATTCAAAAAATAAAATCTGTACTTGATCTTGTGTTTGTTGTCCCCACCAATTATTCGTGTATGAACTTCTGCCAGGATATTTTTGAATTTTTTCTAAGTCTTGATCTGTTAAATTAGGAAATTGTCTTTTAACTTCAGACAACGTCATATTTTTTACTTCTCCTACGTAGTATATATCTTCAAAATTAGGATCATCAGTATATGAATGTACAATGTTTGCTGGATTAACATAATCAACTGTAACTCCCTCTGATAAATTAAAGTTTGTTTTAACACAACTTATACCTAGTATTGTTAAATCTTGAGCTAATCTTTTTTTAGTTTCATCAAATTTATTGTATTGTAATATATTTTCTAAAACTTCTTCTTCAGCTATCTCAACAGCTTGTTTAAAATTTAATTGTAAGTATAAATCTAATTCTTCTGTTGTTCCAGGTAAACTGTCTGGATTTGCTGATGCATACAAATTAGCATTAGGGCCTAATTTAGATTGTAAAGAATCTATAGCTGCTTTGTTTTCTATGTCTCTTATAGCATTTTGAGCAAACTGAGTTTTTTGTTTTAAAGCAAAAGGATCTTGAGCAAATGTTTTTATCTCATAACCTTTTTCAGTCATACCATTCACTACTATATCTACAAACTTAGCTAAAACAGGTACTGGCTTCCAGTCTAAATTTAAATAAGATAAATCTCCATTTATAGATAATTCATCTTTATATTTTTGTATTGGTTGTTCACCCCTAGCATATAATCTTAATCTATTAAAATTTTGAAAATTATTAATAAATCTATTTTGCCCACTGTTATTTCTAAACCACTCGTGTTCTATAGCTTGAGCAACGGCTAACCCATACTTGTAGGTTTTTTTCTCTTCTTCAGGTACCACCTGATCTGGAAAAGTGCTGTTATAGTTAATGTTAACCATTTATTTTCATTATTTTTGAATTGTACCCGTCATTGTCATATCTTTTAATACCAAGTGGGACTTTTGATATTATTCTTTTAGCGTGTGGTGCGTATCTATTTTTATTACACGCCATAATAGCAAGTCCAGAACTAATAGATGCATCGTGTTTTGTTCTATTGTTGATATTAAATGTTGCCCAATCT